TGGGAGCCGGTTAATCACAAGGTGAAGCCGAAAGCGAAAGCCAAAGCCGAGCCACAAAAAGAGGTTTTATAAATGGCTACTCATACGGGTTCAGCAGGAACAATCAAAGTTGGCGCGGCGTCAGTTGCAGAGTTGCGCTCATTCTCAATTGAAGAGACAGCAGACACGGTTGAAGATACCGTCATGACCGATACAGCGCGGAGCTTCAAGGCCACGTTAACATCGTTCAGCGGTTCAGCCGACGTTTACTGGGATGAGACGGACACCGCTGGTCAGGTGGCTTTGTCTGTCGGTTCTGAAGTTACCATTGGATTCTATCCAGAAGGCGACGCATCTGCCTCAACTTACTACACCGGTTCAGCTATTGTGACCGGCGTTAGTCGTTCAAGCTCTTTCGACGGAATGGTAGAGGCATCTATTTCCTTGCAAGGTAATGGCGCACTCACTACCAGCGTTGTAGCTTGAGTATTTTAGACAAAGCCAAGACGCATTATCAGAGCGTCTTGGCCGCTGATCCAAAGCCTATTGAAATCGAAGAGTGGGGCGGCAGGTATTTTGTCCGTCCTCAGATATCGGTTAAAAAGAAGATGGAGATTCAGCAGCGTCTAACTTCTGACAAGATGGACGAAGGTCTTGCGCTGACGGTGATCTACTATTTGTGTCAGGAAGACGGTGAATCCTGTTTTACAAAACCGGAACTTACCGAAATTGTGAGGTCCGTCGATCCTGACGTACTGATTAGGGTTGCGGGTGAAATCGCTGACATGCAGCCAAAAGCGGAAGATCTCGAAAAAAACTGATAGACGACGATGCTCTACTCTTCGCGTACCAGCTTGCGGAACACTTACACAAGACGGTGGATGAGATCACAGAGATGAGCATGGTCGAGTTTCAAGGCTGGGTTGCGTACTTCAAGGTGAAAAATGGCTAATCCTGTAAGAATTCCGATCACAGCGACCAACAAGACCGCTCAAGCCTTCGCTCAAGTGAACAAGGGCTTGAAGTCAATGGGCAGCTTCGCGGGGCAAACCGCGATGAAGATCGGAAAGATCGGTATTGCCTTCGCCACGGTCGGCGTGGCAACTGCTACGGTCATGACCAAGTCTTCAATGCAAACCATTGACGCGCTTGCGAAGACCGCTGACCAACTGGGAATCAACACAGAAGCTCTCGGTGGGCTTCAACACGCGGCCAACCTTGCAGGCGTGGAAAACAAAACCTTTGAAAAATCTTTGCAGAATCTGGCAATCGGGGTATCTGACGCCGCAAATAATACAGGCGTTGCGAAAGATGCTTTTCTTGAGTTGGGTATCAGCGCAGCAGCACTTGAAAAATTACCGCTAGATCAGCAAATGCTGGTTGTCGCAGACGCGATGAAAAACGTCAAGTCTCAGACGGACAAGGTGAGGATAGCAGCAGATTTGTTTGGCGCTCGCGGCGTTGCAATGCTTAACATGATTTCAGGCGGTTCTGGCGACCTTAGAGAGATGGCGGCAGAGGCTGAACATCTTGGCATTACCATGTCGCGGGTCGACGCGGCACAGATTGAGGTTGCTAATGATGCCGTCTCAAGGGCCACGGGAGTTTTCACCGGGCTTGGCAACCAACTCGCAGTGTCGTTCAGTCCGATCATTGCTGGGGTTGCAGACTCTTTCAGGCAGTCGGCGTTAGACTCTGCCGAATTTGGAGACATAGGGCAGAGAGTTGCTGACGCGGTTGTCAGGGGTTTTGCTCAAGCGGCTGATGTCGTTCATAATTTAAAAATCGGATTTTTGGAAGCAAAGCAGACCGTGCTTGGATTCGGTGCGGCAATGGTTGGCAAGCTGGTTCCTGCCCTTCAGGTGTTCATTGATGTTTACAACTCAATAGCGAGTGTGCTTGGCGGCGATCAGATTGCATCAAATCCGCTTGAAGATTTCCTCACTGGCATTAACTCATCAATTGCCGAGACAAAAAAACAACTTGCCGAACTTGGCTCACAAGAAATGCCAAGCACAGGGATCGAAGAGTTTTACGAAAAAGTTAAGGCGAAAACTAGAGAAACAGCCGAGGTGATTGCCAAGGACGCTCCTGCCAAAGTTATTCTTGAAGATTTGGACACTAATGGCCCGGCCATACTTGAAAGACTAACATTTAACCAAGAGCAGCAAATCGAAGGCCAGAAACGATTGGCCGCGTTTAATCAGAAATCAGGCGTGGCGCAAACAAGCCAAGTTGTAGGTGAGTTAGCCAATCAGTTTTCAGCAATTGCAAGCAATAACAAAAAGCTATTCGCGGTCAACAAAGCATTCCAGATTGGTCAGGCGATCATGCAGACCTATTCTGCGGCTACCTTGGCGCTCGCTAGTTACCCACCGCCTCTGGGCTTTGTTATGGCTGCTGGTGCAGTTGCAAACGGACTCGGGCAGGTTGCTCAGATCAAATCGCAATCGTTCGAGGGTGGTGGCTTCACTGGTCGCGGAGCGAGAGCAGGTGGGCTGGATGGAAAAGGTGGATACATGGCGATGGTTCACCCAAACGAATCTGTAATCGACCACACGAAAGGCCAGACCGGTGGCGTGACTATTGTGAACAATATTGACGCATCTGGCGCGGGCCCAGAAGTAGAAGAAAAAATCAAAAAAGCAATGGAGCAAACGAGCGCCGCAACTATCGCTCAGATTCAGTCATTGATGCAGAGGCGAAGATTCGTATGACCATTTTTTCCTTTCCTCAAATTACGCCGACATCAAGCAGTTTTGAGTTAGTAACTAACACCAAAACATTTCGGTCGCCTATAAGCAACGCAGTACAAACGGCCAATCGTCAGGGTTCTCTGTGGAAAGTTGGGATGTCGTTTAACAATCTAAGCGGCGATGACAGATCGGAGATGCAAGCGTTCCTTGCAAAACTCAACGGTCAGGAGCATCGTTTTGCGTTGTACGATCATTCATACACTCGCAGGGGATTTGGTGCAGGCACGTTAAGCGTCAATGGAGCCAACCAAAGTGGTTCAAGCCTTGTTTGCGTCACTACAGGCTTTTCAATCACAAATTATTTCAAAGCCGGTGATTATATATCTTTCAATAATGAACTTCACATGGTCACGGATAACGCCAGCTCAGACGGGGCAGGCGCTATTACTCTCAAAATAGCGCCGCCGATCAGAAAACCGACTATCAACAATCAGTCGATTGATTATACGGGAACGGTTAACGGTGTATTCATGCTGGCATCGAAATCTGGCTGGAGCAATGAACTTGCAGGACTTTCATCGTTCAGCATTGATGCTGTCGAGGATGTTTTGGCATGAGCAGACCATTTTTACCTGCTAGTTTGGCCGCGTTTGATCTGCCATACGTTACCGTTTTGACTTTTGTGAAGTTGGAGTTTGCCGCCGAGACGGTATACGTTCATAACGGAATCGGATCTTACACATGGGGCGGTGAAGATTGGCTTGGCGTAGGAAGCCTTGGCTCAGTATCTCAGCTAGAGGAAGGCTCAGACGTTAGCCCTTATTCAATAACGCTTACGCTGTCGGCGCTTGATGCAACGTTGTCTGGTCAGGCGCTGAACGAAGATTATTTCATGCGGCCCGTCACGGTTTACGTCGGCGTTTTATCGGCAGACGATGAGTTGCTAGATGAACCGCTTCCGATGTGGGCAGGCTTTATGGATGTTATGAGCATCACGGCTGGTCAAGAAGGCGGCTCTGGTGATCAGATCGTTGTTACCTGCGAGTCAGAATTGGCGGCGTTTGATAGGTCTGCCAATTTAAGGTATACAAACCAGACACAACAACGCCTTTATCCTTCAGATACTTTCTTCGAGTTCATGCCAAAAATTGAAGGGCTGAAAATCAAATGGCGCGGCGATTCTGATGACGGTGGAACGGCTGGAAGTCCTCGGGGAGGTGATTCCTTGATTCGAGAAAGCCATTAATGGTTCTTCAAGCCTTGAATTCATGGAAAAGGCGGCAGTTTGAGTACGGCGATTCAGATTGCTGCCAGTTCGTTGCTCATGTGCTTTTTGAGCTAACCGGAAAAGATTATATTCACGCTTTCGGGTACAATAGCGAGAAGGGCGCTGAAGAGATTTTGGCCGAACACGGAGGGTTGGAAGGGCTAGTTTCCTTCGCACTTCAGAAGCTGCCAAGCGAAGATTTCGGAGACGGTGATCCTGTTATTGTTGATCTGCCTATTATCGGCGAAGCGATGGGCATAAAATTCGGAACAGAAGCTGTTTGCTTGACGAAAAAGGGCATGGCTAGAGTCAGCGAAAGATACATCATCAAAGGTTGGAAGATATGCCACCAGTAATTATAGCAGTTGTCTCAATTGGATCAGCGGTGATCGGGGCCGTTGGCGGCGCTGCTTTTCTGGCTGGTCTAAGTCTTTCTGCTTTTGTTGGCGTAACGTTGGTTGCCGGTACGGCTGTCATTGCTGGCGGGGCAATGCTTGCCACAAAACTTATGACGCCAGATATGCCGGGCGTCCCAGACACTGATCGAAGTAGACAAGTAACATCAAAAAGCACTGTCGAACCGATGAAAATAATTTATGGTCAGGCGCTGGTGTCTGGACCTTTGGCTTTCTTGGGTGTATCAGGAAACGACAACCAAGACCTTCATCACGTTATTGCACTTGCAGGCCACGAAGTCGAAGCAATCACAGACGTTTGGCTTGATGATGAGGTAATAACGAATCCAAACGGCGCGGTTACTTCTGGGACATTTGGGCCGGTTTATGTGGCCGGGGTAAATGTAACGCAAGTCGGT